CCCGCTGCCGCGCCCACGTAGGCAATGCGCGGATCGAACTGGGCAAACTGGGGAGCTACCGCTGCAACAGCAGTCAGGACCACGCCGAACTTGGTGGAGACTTCACGCCAACGCGCCTTGAGCCATTCCAACATCAGTGCAGCCCCTTCAGAATGATCGACGCCATCATGGCCATGACCGAGCAGACCATCGTCACGAGCCACCCCTCCATGCGGCGGAGCCTGGCGTTGATCCCGGCATAGCGTTCGGCGCAAACGGCCTCGTGGGTGTCGATCCGGGCATTTGCGTCGTGTGGCGCCATTTGGTCAGGGGCTTTCTGTGGGGGGCGGGAAAGGGTGAGGGTGTTCATTCCGCGGCCTCCATCGCGCGCCGGGCAACGTCCAAGAACCATGTGCGGAACAGCAGGTTCGCCATCTGTTGGTAGAGTTCTTCATCGCTGCGGACGCCCGCCAGCCACTCGTCTCGCGCCTGAGTGAAGTCCTCGACCCTCACAGCGGGAACACGTCGGCAGCTTCGCGCTGGTAAGCCCGCGCGCAATGCCCCGCTCCGAAGACCCGGTCCACCAACCCCGCGCCGATGACGCACCAGCGGATGCCATGCGCAGCGCCATAGCCAAGCGTGGCCGAGCAGGTGCAGCGTGAGGATGGACGGGCGCGACCGAGGAGCACCCAGACCGGCGTCTTGAGCGTCCACTGGATCGCAATGTCCACGATGAACCAGAGCGACCGCAGCGCGAGAAGGAGCCGGCGGATCACCCGAACTGCACCCAATTCGTGCCGTCACTGGTCAGTGTGATTGTCGCGCCAGCCGTGGCTGGAAGGATGGCCGTGCCGGCAGAGACCGAGTCTTTCGGCACGACATTCGACGACGCCGAGGTCACTGCGAAAGCCTGCACCGTGCGCGCGAACAGCTTGCGCCCGGGCCACTTGGTCGCATCGGGCAGCGTCCAGGTCGAGCCAGCGTTGTTGTTGTAGGTGAGAAACTCGTCCTGCTCGGCGACGGTATAGGTCGTGCCAGTCACCGAGACCGGCGAGCAACCGTCGCGATTGATCACGATTCCCGTGCTGGTGCCCGAGATGTTGAAGCGGCGGGTCGTTGGCGCGTAGGCGTTGCTGCCGATCGTCAGCCCGCTGACGGCGCCAACCGTGCGGATCGAGTAGTTCCCGCCCATGAAGGTGTTGCCAGAGACAACGCCGGTCGTCGGGACGCCAGTGCTGTTCGCCTCTATGAAGAGGTTCTCGCCGCCGGCCGAATACATCGTGTTGCCCGTGACCGAGTAGCCGGTCAGCGTGTTCGCCCCATCGCAACGCAGGTAGATGGACTTGCTCGTCGCCGCGGTTGTGGCCGAGTTGCCGGTGATCGAAAGACCAGCGATGTTGCCGCCCGTCGCCTTGACGTAGATATGATATTCCAGTGCCCCGCCGACAAAGACGTTGCCCTCAATGACTACCGGCCCAAGTGTTACGCCGTTCCCCGCCGCTTCATGCGCAACCGTGATCCCAACATCAGTGGAGGCCGTGCCGCCGATCGCGATCAAAGTGTTGTCGGTAATGATGCTCGACGCATTGCCGAAAAGGCAAAGCATCTGGTGACGAATACCGGAGTTGGTCGGGCCGATGATCGTGTTGTTGGTGCAGGTGAAATTCAAACCCTGCTGTATGATCGCGTCGGTCGCGCCAGTCGTGACCTCGATCGTGTTGCCGATGACCTTCAAGTCATCGCATGACGGATGCCCATCGATCCCGGCATCCCGCATGCGATAGGCCTTGCAGTCGATGACCGAGGTTCCGATGTTGAAGCCCTCGCCACCGCCATGCGCGACCAGGTGGCGAAGGTCATCACCAGTGCATTCTGCGATCTTGGTATTGTAGCAACCGTATTCGACGACGATGCCGTAGGCGTAGCCCACCTCGTAGGCGCGAGCGAAGCTGGTTGACCGGATCTCGCCTGCCCAGCAACGGTAGAGCGATAGACCGGCGTAGTCGCACATGTCGTAGCCGCCACGCAGCACCTTGGGCGCTTCGCACAGCTTGAGCATCACGCCGTTCTGGTGACCAGTGTTGGCACCGACAATGAACACGTCTTCGAGGACGACGCCCTTATTGAGCGTCAGCGGCTTGATCGTGGCGGTGTCGGCGGTCTTGAAGTCGTAGCGCACAGGCGAGGCGAGCGTGATCTGCGTCGGACTATCGACCGACTGGACCCTCGCCATTTGGCCGCACTTGTAGGTCGTTGACCAGATATTGGCGTTGCTGCCGAGGTAGACCCAGTGGTTGGCGGAATAGGCCGCCGTAGACGCAACCGCGACAGTCTGGCTGCCCGCCAGCGTGTCGGCAGTGAGATTCGACGTGCTACCTTGGCTTCCCGAGATCGTCAGGCCATCGCCGCCGGTCGTGATGCCCGAGATGTCGAATATGATGTTGCGGAGCTTTGAGCCCGTCGCTGTGCTGACCACGTTCGCCAGGAGCTTGTAGGTCCGGCCGCCGCCATCGAGCACTCGCCCGTCGAGGTTGTTGAGCGCCGTCAGTAGCGCCGAGGAATTGTCGTTCGCCAGCCAGGTCATGCCGAGCCGTTCGGGCGAAACCGATGGCAGGCCGCCGATCAGGCTATCGCCATCATCTGCCGCCAGATCCGTGCGCAGCCCGGCATCGGCGCCAGTGCCCGACGACATGATGACGTTGCCGTCAGCATCGAAGGCAAGGAACTTGCTGCCGCGGTTCGCAGCGGCCGGCAACGACAGGCTATCCTCGCCGATCGGTGCCAGAACCGCCCGAGCAACATCGCGCTTGAGCACCTGATCGCGCAGTGCGCTTTCGTCGTAGCCATCGTTCACCGGCTTCGCGAGCCAGGCAGCGCCATCAGCGAACTCGATGTCCTGCGTGAAGGCCGGGTCGAGCAGGATGTAGACCGTGTTGCCACTGGCGGGCGCGGTGTCGAATGTGACGGTGCCGGTCGAGGGCGCAGCGCCGGCCAGCGTGACGGTGTAATCCGCAGCAGCGATCGTGCTCTCGACGCCATTGCTGTCGCGCAGGATCACCGAGACCTGGTCGATCGCCAGCACGGTGAAGGTGAACGGGAACGCCGTCGTGGAGCCGTTTGCCGTATACGGCCCCGTGTATGCGTTGCTCGTACCGATTGCCATTCCTGCGCCTCCTGAGACGCAGCCGGTCTATGGGAGGCACGGGATGGCTTGAATCGCGCGGGGGTCAGTCCTCCTTGGGCATCTTGCCGGTTGTCAGCCCCGTCGCCCAATCTCGGACGGTTTCGGGATCAGCATCGCCCTGCCCGACATCGACGAGGAACTGCGTCGCGCTGGCGATCTGGCCTGGCACAAGCCCGGTCGCATAGCCGGCGGTTTCGAGGATGTCTTTGGTCGCGTGCTTGGTGTCCTCGCCGCGCGCCAGGTTGCCGACATCACCGGCCGCCCGCGTGATCGAGTCCATGGCCCGCTGGATCGGCGTCGAGCTCGGCGAGAAGAACTTGCCCTTGACCGCCTTGTTCCATGCCGGCTCGAACACATCGCGGACGAACGGGATCGGCCCGACCACATTGGCCAGCAGTTTGCGCATCGTCCACTGCGCCCACCATTCATCGTCGTCAGGCCCGCCGTCTCCGGTCACAGCGGCGCGCAAGACCTCGGTCATCAGCGGCGGCACGATCAGCAGCCACCAAGCCCGGGCGACGAGGCGCGGCATGTTGCGAGGCATGCGGGCATCGCGACCCATCACGTCGCGACCCAGCGAACGCTCGCGCTGATACATGGCCGAGAAGTAGGAGTAGAACGTCGTGAACAGTTTCAGCGCCTCGCCGAACTTGCCAGTCCCGCGCTGCACCGCTGCCAGATCCTTCGGAGCGCCGGCACCCTGCGACACGCGCACAGCCTTGTCGCCGGCATAGGCCGCCGCTTCCTCGTCGAGGCCAGCCTCCAGCGCCTTGTTATATCCCGCGAGCCAGGTCGGCACCGAGACCATCCGGTCCATGTAGCCGATGCCATGGAAGAAGAACTTCTTACCCTCGACTACAGCGTGCGCGGCCTTGGTTGCCGGATTGGATGCCTCAAGCCGCGCGAGTTCGGCGCCGAGGTCTCGATCCATCGAGTCCATGCGATGCCGCATTTCCGTGGATCGCTCCATGACGAACCGGAACGTCTCGACCGGCGATGCCGAGGTCTGCGCGATCGCCTTGGCCATGGCAGCCTCGCCAACCACCTCGACCGAGTTGGCATAGCCCGCGATCTGCGTCACCATGGTCGTGACCCGGAAGCCCATGCCGACAATCGTGGCGTTGGCGCGCAGCTTCGAGAAGAACTTGCCCAGCCCTTCATTGCCGGCGCGTTCCATCGCCCACGAGTTGGCGACGAACTTGACCCAAGGGCGCAACTGCTTGCGGATTTCCTGCCCCAGCGCCTCGTCGATCGCAGATGCGATGCGGCGGTTCGACATGAACTTCCATGCCTGCATCACTGCCTCGCGGTGCGTGATGTCGTGGATCACCTCGCCGAGGTGCCGGTTGATCACGCCGAGGTCGAGCAGGATAGGCTCGCTCACCTTGTCAGCGCGCGCCTTGGTCGCACCGGAGCGCGTGGTCGCCTTGGTCGTGCCTGGCTCATAGAGCACGCTTTCCGGCGATGACGTGCGGTCCTCGGCCATCATGCTGAGCGCGCTGTCGTAGATCGCGGGATAGTAGCCACCGCGCACCGTGCCGTGTGGCGTCTCGAATGACCGCGGCTCGACCTTGTCCGGCGCGACGCCATTGACCCGCCGTTCCAGCGCCTCGATCTCGGGCCAGAGCGTCTCGATCGTGTCCCAGACGCCCTGCACGAACTGCCACTCCTCGGCAGTCAGCGTCTCGTTCAGGTAGTTCTCGATGGCCTGGGCATTCCAGCCATAGCCATCAGACAGGCGCTGCAGGTTGCCCTCGTTGCCAATGTTCAGCGCCATCGCGATCAGGCGGTGACGAACCGGCGAGAACGGCAGCCCGCTGAACTTGTCGACGAACGGGGTCTGCATCTTGTCGCCCCACTTGCTGACCTGTTCCTCTGGCACGGCAGCGAACAGGTCGCGGATCCGGCCCATGTAGTCCTTCTGCATGTCCTGCGCGCGGCCCTGCGCCTCGGCGATCGGGCGGAACACGATGCGGTTGAACACGCCGTCAGGATTGCCGCCGTCGAGCCAGTCGAACACCGTCTCCATTTTCAGCAGCGCGGCATCAATTGACAGCACCTTGGACTTGAGCGCGTCCCACGAGTTGCGCTCCTGCAGGCCTTTCGGAGGCGGGCCGGAGATGTTGCCCATGCCGCCCACACCCTCGTCGACCACAGCCTCAAAGTCCCGCTGCTCCTTGTTGTCGAGCAGGGTCTGCTTCATCCGCCCGAGGTGCATGACCTGAGACACGGCGGCATCGAGCCCGAGCAGCGCCTCGACCGTCATGCGCGACCAGTGAGTGCCTTCCAGCGATGCGGCGAAGGAATCGGGCACGATCACGTCGTAACCCTCGGCGCGACGAGCAGCGGCCCATGCCTCCCACTTCGCCTGGCGATCGATCGAACGCTGCGAGCGCGGCCGCAGGTCCACCGCTTCGAGCAGGGATTGCGCCCGCTCAAGATAGTCCTGGTCGACGCTGGCCACGGTCTTGGCCTTTGCCACCTTGGCCATGCGCGCCTGCGCCTTGTCGATCTCATCCGCAGCCGCCTTAGCCTCGGCCAGCAATGCAGACGCCACCATCTGCTGCTGCTTGGCGACCAGCGCGGCCTCGTTGTCGCCCTTCATCATCGCCTGCTCGGCAGCACGGCCAGCCTTGGCGACGTTGCGAGCATGGCGCTGGATCGCCGCCGGGGATGCCTCAAGCGCCACCGTGCCGCCGCGGACCTTGCCCCGCGCCCATTCCCGGGCCAGCGCATAGGGTGTCGGCTTCTTGCCAGACTTGCGCGCCAGTGCCCGAACCTCGGTCGCCAGCAATTCGCCTTGCAGTTCGCCGTTGACCGCAGCCAGCGCCTCAGCCTCGATCGCGCCCGAGTTGAACGGATCGTCACCATGGCGCCGCGTCATCTCGGCATCGGCGGCTTGGTCGATCATGCGCTGCCGCATCGTCCGCTTGTCGCCAGAATCGCGCGCGGCCCGGTGTTGCGCCTCGACGCCAAGGATGGCCTTGACCATCTCCTCGCCGCTCGCGAACCCGTTCTCCTCGGCGATGGCGTCGGGATGAGCCCCGCCGTCGCGATACAGCGGCGGAACGCGCTTTGGCAGCAGATCGAGCACATCCATGCCCATGCGGTCGACCAGCCATTCCTTGCTGATCGGGGTGTCCTTCATCGCCGCCAGGCTGGACAGGATAGGGCTTTGGTCGAGCCGTTCAGCCTCATCAGCCCAGACGCCGGCCCGCTCGTCGCGGAATGCCTTTTCCTCGCGGCGCCGAATCGCTGCCATGGTCTTTGCCAGCAACGTTGCATTGGCCTCGTCGCGCGCGCCCTGCACCTGGCGGGTATAGGCGTCGAATTCCGGCCCCGTCATGCCGATGCTGGCCGCATCCTTGAACAGCGGTTCGAGCGCCTGCCGCTCGCGTGCCTGCGCGATCTCGTCATCGGTCGCGAGCATGCGATCGAACACTTCGCGGATCTCGGGACTGATCGGCGCCCGCAGCTTGTCGACGGTGCGATAGACCGCGAGCATCCAGCCCCGGATCGCCTCGAACACGCGGGTCAGCGCGGAGGATGGCGACTTGCCTTCCATGATATACCGCTCGATCCCGCGCGCGAACAGTTCATGCGCCTCGACCGGGATCACGCCATCGGTCAGGGGATGCCCATTCGCGGCAAACCAGTCCTGCACGGTCTGCCAATCGGCCTTGATCTGATCCGGTGCGTCAGGGCTTTCAGCATCGACGCGCAGGTCTTCGAGCCATTGATGCCCGAGCTCGTGCGTGAGCGTTGAGAGATTGCGGCTCTGGAACAGTTCGATGACGGTGCGGGTGCGCTCGAAGCGGATGCGCCCGCGCGGGCCGTCTGCGTAATCTTGGTTCAAAATCCGCGCATCGTTCGGGTCGAACGTGCCGCGGTTGTTGACGGATTTGATTTGGGTCGCTTCGTTCAGGATGAAGCCGTCAAAATCCCCACTCTTCTCCATAAGCAACGCGCCATCATAATCGCGGCGAAGCTCAAACAGCATTTTGCGGCCATATTCTGACCAATCGGCAGGATGCTCGACCTTGGCGTAGAGCGGCATAATGACGCCGGAACCTGCGGCCCCCACCTCGCCAGCCTCAATCCGGCTGCGGTCAGACGTGAACCAGAACAGACCCTGCGCGCCTTTTCGCAGGTTGACTTTGGAGAACGCCTTTGCCGTCCCATGATAGACCACCAGCGGCCGCCCCTGCGCATCCACGACCTTACTGTCGCCGAACCACACCCAGAACGCGCGCACGCCTTCCTCGGTGCCGGCGATAGGTTGGCCGGCAGAGTTGCGTGTCGGTCGCGCGGTACCGTCGATGTCGATGGTATCAGGGAGTTGATCAAACCCACGCCCCCCATCCTCTGCCTGCCCGAGCCGATCTATCACATCCCGCAGTTCAGCGTCGCTCAGCCCCTCAGGATCAATCCCACGCTGGCCCAGCAGTGTAGCCAGTTCATCGGCGGCGGCGCGATAAGGGTCGGTCTTCGCCTCCTCGGCATGACGCGGGCGCCCGGCCAGTTCATCGGCGATCGCGGCCTTGAAGGCGTTCACGTCCAGCGCATCAGCATAGCCGGTGCCGTTCTCGCGCTGCGCCAGCAGTTCAGGGAAATAGCCCGCCGACACGGCAGCATCGAACGTGCTCTCGATCGAATTCGGATTGTGCGCGCCACCGATGAGGTTGCCCTGCGCCTCGGTGTAGGCCTTGAGCAGCTTGCGTCGAAACTTCTTCTCGCGGTGCCACTTGTCGGCGCCCATCGCGGTCAGATCGCCGCCCTTGTCCTCGATGCCGCCACGGCTTGCGATCCAGTCCAGCAGCGATTGCCCACCCTGCGATCCAGCCTGGCCGCCCTTGCGCAGCGCATTGATCACGAGATCGGTCTCGTCGGCAGCGCGAGCCTCGGCCAGTGCAGGAGGCAGCACCTGCCGCACCTCGGTCCCGAACTCGTCGCCGGTCAACTGCTTGCCCATGCGAGCCGCGCGCACCGTCTCCTTGAGCGCGATCAGTTCAGCCTGCGTCGCTGCAGCCTCTGGTGTAAAGCCGGCGTTCTCCAGCATCCCACGCACTCGCTCGACGATCTTCGCGTGCGCCGTCTCCTCGGCCATGGTCTGCGCGGCCTGCTTGCCCGCGACCTCGCTGATCTGGCCCATCACTTCATCGAGGCGGCCATGCAGATCATCGGCCTCGCGCGCGGACATGCCACCCGCTGACAGCCGCATGTCGTCCTTGAGCGCGTTCCATGCCGGCGTGCCTGGCAGCGTGCCGAGCGCGAAGTCAGCCGGCAGCACGACATCGCCGCCAGTCGCCGCAGCCTCCTCGATCTGGGCGCGGTAACGCTCCATCGGGTCAGTGTATTGGTCGTAGCTGTCGCTTTGCATGTAGGCCTGTGCGGCCTCTGCAGGGACGAATACGGTATGCGCGCCATTCTTCTCAGCGAGATCCGCGACCAGCCCATTGAATGCCTCCGGGTCACGCTTGCGCAGGTCGGAAGTCTGGGCAGCTTGTCCTACTGCATCAATGACAGCTGCCTGCTGCGCTGAGACTTCTTGCTCACGCCGATGCATCGCCAACTTGGCCGAGATATCCAGTGCGGAGAGAATAGCCCGCACCTCATGCGGCGCCATATCCAGAGCCGGATCGCTCAGAACAGTCGGCTTGTTCGGATTGAATGCAGCAACCGCGGCCCGATTAGCGTCTTGCGCCTGCCCGACTTCTAGCAGGCGGTCGTTCTTATATGTCGCGGCCTTGGAAATAGCACCAACGGCGCCCGTCATCATGGTGACAGCGACAGCAGTCTGGGCAGCGGCCTCAGGACGTTCGCGCCAAAATTCACCCCACGTCTTGTCAGGATTGGCAACCGCAGTGTCGATCACATCCTGCACCAGCGTTGTCGCCTGTTCGGTGAGGTGCTCCTGGAAAAACCATTTTGCCAGCCATTGCTTAGCCCCGGTCTTGCCAAGATTATTAACCAGCAGCCCCATCGGGATTTTCTCGCCGAGGTATTCAGCGGTGCCTTCGCCGGCAGCGCCTATCGTTGCATCCTCTGGGCTGGCACCGCGCTCCCGATATTTCAGATAGGCATCTGTGGCAGTAGACAGCGCGCCATAGGCAAGCGCAGGAACCTCTGAGCCAGATGCAACGCCAGCGACCAGGCCTGGAGCCTGCTGCAGTGTATTGACCGCACCGCTGAAAACCCACTGAGCAGGCTTGCTTTGAAACGTAGGGGTCGATTCTAGAGTTGCCTGCGCACGATATGCCGCAGCATTATGGATTCGCTGGATCGCCGCCGCGCGCATATCCTTGGGCAATCCTGGCGCCCAATCAACGGCAAATTCCATTGCCCCCAGACCCATCCGAGAGAAGCCCGAGCGCAAGTTTGAAAGCAACGCCGAAGCGATGGTGCCAGTTGAAGCAACAGGCGTGCGATAAGAAGGCCCCTGGTTGGTAACCTCTCCCTGCCCGGCCAATGCAGACCGCCAGTAGGCCTCATTCGGGTCAAGTTTGACAGGCTCACGAAGTTTGCGGAGGGCCGGCCCCTCAAATGACTGAGGCGCTACGTCGTCGCCAAACAATGTTTTGAATGCGCCGCCGAGCAGCGCAAGCGACCGGTGATCTCCCTGTGCAACCGTGGCAGTGCGCGGGTTATCGGCGAGGTGTTGACTGATCGCGGGGTGATCTTCCGCCAGTTGCCCCAGCGCATTTGCCTTTACAACGCGATCGGCCGCATCCGGGTCAGCCTCGACGTAGAGCGGATTGTCATCGAGGTGCCTGGCCAGCGTGTTCGCCCGTGCGACTTCCTCGGGTTTTCCACCATTGAGAACCGCATCACGGACGTGATCGACATCGAGCGCCCGCAAGGTGCGCGCGACAGGATCATCCATCGCCTCGCGTTGTTGGTCGAGGCGCTGCCCCAGCTTGCCATAAAAGTCGAGTTCGCCGGGGGAGATCGGGTTTTTGGCCATTGGCAGGGGCTACCCGTGCAGACCCACGCCTTGAATCGCTACTTGACCTCTGGCCAATGGTGCCGATCAGCACCAACCGTCGCTCGGAACAGTGTGAGTAACTGCTCCTCGGTCGGCTCCATGCCAGGATTGACCTGGCGGAATTTCGCGACCAGCGCCTCACGCTCCTTGCCCGTCACCTGCTCGACCTTGAACACGCGCCCGGTGTTGCCGGACTTGTAGCCGATCGTGCGCACCTGGTCAGCAAACGCCTGCGAGTAGTCCTGCGCCGTGACGATGCCCTTCTTCTGCTCGTAGATGTCGTTGATCCGCTGCGTCATCGCCTCGGCGACAGTGGCCCAATCCTCCGTCCCGAGCTTGATCTTGTAGTCGCGCATGCCGCGCGTGATTGCTGTCCGCACGCCGGTCGAGGGGTCAAACTTCGCCCTCTGCTCGTTGCCCTTGCGCTTCATCTCAAGCTGATCAAGGTAGAGGTCACGGAACTGAGACGGATCAAGTTTGCCGACGTAGCCAGCCATGGGCACTTTCGCGAACGCTTCTGGGTCGCCGACCTTGAGCGCGCGCAGAGTCCAGTAGTCCTCGCTGTTCTTGAGTTTCTCGGTGGCCGCCGCCTCGTTCGCCTTCTTGAGGCTCACATCCAGTTCCGCGAGCTTGGTCGGATTCATGCGAGCGCGAACAGCAGCCGGCAGTTCAGCCGATGACCCGATCAAGCCACCCCTCTGCGCAATGAATAGGGCCGCCTTATCCGCCGCATCGGCATACTGATCCGACAGCGTCGACTCGTCCTGGTTCATCCGGGTGCGCGCGTAGGCCTTCACCCGCTCTTTCTTCTCGAAGCTCCACTCAGGATGCTTCTCGATCGCCGCGATAACCGACGCTTGATCCCAATTGCGAGCCGCCGAGGGCGAGCCAACGACCGCAGCGGACTGCTTGCCGATCAGCTTCTCAGGGTCGACATCGTTGCCCGCAGCGTCCCGAACGCGCAGATGGACGTGCGGCCCCTCAGTGTGGCCGGTCATTCCGACCGTGCCGAGCACCGTGCTGGCGTTGACCGCGTCGCCCTTCTTCACCGACTGATTGCCGAGGTGCGAGTAGGAGGACACATGGCCATCATCGTGGCGCACCATGACGAACTTGCCAGAGCGCGGATCTTCGGAGACATCGATCACCGTCCCGCCAGCCACGGGATGCACCGCCGAGCCGACGACTGCCGCGATATCGAGACCCGCCGAGCCGCGCGCCAGGTGTTGTGCGAATGTGTTCGAGACGCGACCCTCGACCGGAGCCTGATAGGTGCCGCCACCGGTTCCTGCAGTTGGAGATCGCCCCGCCGTCACCTCAAGGAAGCCGGCCGCGCTGTCGCGATCGAGCAGGGGTTTCTGCAGCGCGCCGAGCACCTGGTTGCGCTGCTCGAAGGTCATGTCGCTTTCGTGCGCGTGGAACATTGCCTCAGCCAGGTCGACGTTCTCGCCCTTGATCGCGTTCAGCGTTGCAGCGGCATAAACCGCGCCGGTCTGCTGCTTGGCATAGGCTGAGCCGTCGATGCCTTTGAACCCAGCGTATTCGAGAGCCGCAGCGCGGACCCTGTCGATGGCCGCGCCGAACTTGTCAGGCTGCTCAGCCAGCATCGCGGCCTCGTCCTGCGCGGCGGAGACCGAGTTGGCCAGCACGCTGTCACGCTCGACCAGCGACTGCTTGGCAGCGTGGCCGAACACCGACTGCGATGTGTCGGCATAGACCGGCGCGAAACGCTCCTCGAACATCTTGGCCATGCGCGGGTTTGCCGCCTTGGCCAGCAGGCCCTCGCGGACCTTGGCCATCTGCGCCACAACATCAGCTTGCGCCGCGCGCGCATTGCCGCCCTGCAAGGTGCTGAACTGCTGCGTCAGTGCGGCAAGCTGCTGCTGCCCCTCCAGCGCCAGGGACCTCGCCTGCGTGTCGTCATTGACCGCGTCGATATGGTCCTGCACGCGAGCATAGTTGCCCATCGCCTCACCGAGCACCTGCAGGCCCTTGCCGAGCCCGCTGTCTGGCATGTCTGGCGTGCGGAAACGGGCTGTCGTGGTCTGGACCGGTGCGACCTGGCCGGGTTGATAGGTCGGGATGCGCGGCATATCAGAGGCCAAACCCGACGTTGGTGCCGCGGTTCACGATGATGCCACCGCCACCCCCCGAAACCTTTGGCGCCTTGGGCATGCCGGACTTGAGATATTGATACTGCGACGCCCCGCTCAGCGCAGTGCCGACAGTGTTGAATGCGCCACCGAGCAGCGCACTCGACCCGGCAGCGCGCGACGCATTGGCCTGCGCGATGTTGTTCCATGCGTTGATGTCGCGGCCCCGCACGTTCTGCGCGCCCTGCTTGTAGATGCGGTTCACATCCTCGGAGGCGAGCATGTCGGTATCGGCCACGCTATCGGCCGCCGTGCCGAAGTCGGTCGAGACGCCATTCGCCGCAGCGCCAAGCACCTGCTGGCCCTTCAACTGAGCCACCTTGCGGTAGTGGTCGAGGGCGGCGGTACGCGTGTTCTCGTTTTCCTGATTGGCCGCCTCGCGCTCGATCTGGGCATTCCGCTCATCGATCTTGGCACGGTATTGGGCCTGCTGGTTTGCACTGATCGCGGCGACACCAGTGCCGACCGCCGACATCACCCCGGCGGCTAGAGAGAGAGCGGCCATTGGCAAGCACATCAGGCCGGCACCTTTTCAAATGGGAGGAACTCAACCCCGGCGAACAAGATCACCTCCTCCCCGATCGTAAAGCCCCACCGCTTGAGCAAGACGATGGCGCGGGTGTTGCAAGCCGACACTAGATTTCTGAGGTGCCATCTTGAATCGCACAGCCGATCGAGCATCCCAGGCCCCCACATCAGGAGCTCGCGCCCGTGCCGATATACCTCGTCGGTGCCAAGGAACCAGGGTGTCGCCTCCTGCCCAAGCGCCGAGGTGACGACCACACCGAACATCGCCTCGGGCTGGCCATCGACCAGCGCCGTCCATGCCTTCGAGGATGTGCCCAGCGCGTAACGCAGCGCCTGCTTGGGTTCGCGCCCCATCGCCCGGCACTCCAGCGCATCGATCGCGCGCATCCGGTTGGCAATGCGCCCGATATGCTTGTGCTCGGCAGGGACGAGGCGGACCCGGCTATCCATCACCCGTTGGTTATGGGATCAAATGCCACCCCGAGCAGCGTGAACGGGGTCGGCGCGGTCTGCTGGATATGGACCGAGGCAGTGTCCTTGACCTTGTTGTCCATGTTGACGATCCACTCGCCGTTCATGACCTGGTCGGCAGAGCCATAGGCCTCGGTCATGCGCGACTTGACCGGGAACAGATGGTCGGCATCGATCCCGGCCTTGATCTGGCGCGAGTCCTTGAGGGTCAGCACCGCCATGCCGATGTTGTGCGATCGGCCGACGTTCAGGCCATCATACTTGCTCGACGCGCGATAGGGCAGCGTCTCGACATCGACGGTGTAGGGGATACCGAACACCGCCTTAGTCCCGGGTGGCACCGTATCGGGCAGCGTCACTGAGCCGCCGCTCACAGTCAGGCCGGTGACGACGATACCATCGACCATGCCTGCGATGTCGGTGCGGCCGTTCAGATGATCCAGCCCGGTGAATGTCGATTGCGGCGAGCCAACCGTAGCCTGCACCGAGGCGTCGAGGTAGCAGCAGTCCGAGACATCGGTCCACCAGTGCGAGGCCATGCGCTCGACGAACCGTTTCGTGACGCCATCGATCACGCGCTCGACGATCAGGTAGACCCGGTCCTCGCCGTCCTCGAAGATCGAGCAGACCTCCAGCACCAGCCCATCGGTCTCGCAGATGGTCCAGCCCCAGACGTTCTGCTCCTGCTCCCAGGTGAAGCACAGCAGTTTGCCATCATCGCGCGCAGCCCAGATCAGCGACCGCGGCTCCTGCGCATAGCACCATGAGCGGATCGAATGTTGCTCAAGGAAGTGTGGCGAGAAGATCGTGACATCGTTCGACTTGAGCCCGTCGATCGAGAAGTCGTAGCCGATCGTGCGCACCGCAGATCCGGCAGCCGGAGTGGCGAAGATCACATTGTCGACAATGATCGGCTTGAGGCGCGAGGCAGACCGGCCGGACTGGCGCCGCACGGATGGCGCGGAGTTGGCCGCAATCGCACCGCCAGAGCCATCGCCGTCGACGTTGAAGATCGCGTCACTGGTCAGGGCGATCAGCGAGGTCGTCGGCGCGAAGTGGTTCACCGCGCAGACCTTGGCCCCCATGATGGCGAAGGACAGGCTGTCATCGGCGCGCAGTGGCCGTGAGCGGTCCATGTTCTCAAGCTGGCTCACCCCGACACGCGAGGCCCAGACGCCATGCGGGACGTTCGAGGTGCGGCCCCAGAACGAGCGTTGACTGAACAGGGTGACGCTGGACGGATAGTCGCCGGCCCCGGGGAACGGATTGAACGCCTGCGGTGGAGCCTTATCGAGCGCCGGGCCGATATTCGTGTCCTTGAACGTCAGCGATTCCGTCGTGCCGATGTAGCCGTAGAACTGGCTGTCGTCGGCCTTGTAGACGTTGTAGCGACTGGCGCCCGTCACCGCCGACCAGGTCAGCGAATTGTAGTTGCGCTTGAGCGTCAGGTCGTTGGTGACAGTCTGCGATGAACTGGCCCGGCTTTCCTCGCCCGTATCGTCGTTGACCGCGGTGACGACATAGGACTGGTTTAGTGGGAAGTAGGAGGCGCCGCTGTTCGGCGCGTCGGTGTTCGGCGTCGAGGCGCTAACCGACAACCCGGTCGGCGCGGCGATGGCAGGCCCGAACGTCACGGTCGCGACGCTCCAGCTTGTGTGGCTGGCGCGCAGCAGTTTGGCTGGCGCATAGTCGAGGTGCGCAAGGAATACCGTGTCCGTGGTCTGCTCATAGTCGAGTTCAGCCAGGTCAGCAGCGGCATATGGGGTGACGCAGGAATAGGGCAGGCCACCCGACAGCACCCGCCCACCGGCAGCGCAGGGCGACATATAGAGATCGCCCCACTCCAGCGCATAGGCCTGCGTCAGCGAGAACTGGAACGGCATGAGCCTGTTCTCTGCCGTCGCGTCGATCACCTCGGCGACGAACTGCATGCCCGGGCGCTTGGCCACGCCACCATACTTGAGCACGAACACGTTGGTCGCGGTCTTGAGGCCGGACTGCCATGCGTCGACATCGAACCGACCGTAGAGGTGCGGCGCGATCTCGCCACGGCTGAAATTGACCTGAGCAACCCGGAAATTCACACGCCGATCCCTGAGCGCGCCCATTCAGCATCAGAGACGTAGCGAGGCTGGCGACGCGGGTTCTTGTTTTCCTCGTCGGAGATCGCGAGGTTGCGCGCCTGCAGCGCCAGGCCTTGCAGGAACTGCGCGAGCCTGGCGTCCTTCTTGATCGGCAGCGCAAGGCGGAATGCCAGTTCAGTGACGAACGCGCGGCGCACCAGAGGCTTCATGCGGCCGACATCGAACGCATTGCCCGAGTAGACGAGGATCGCGTTCTCGATGTTGGCGTAGATCACCCCGCCCTCATAGGTGAACGGGATCGGTGCAGCGTCCTGCGTCGGGAAGTCGCCCAAGCCATAGGGCTGCAGCGTGGTCGCCGCGTCCTCGGTCTCGCGCAGGTCGATCGGGTCTGCCATGTCGGCCGGCGGGGCGTAGGCGTAGAGCCACTCTGCAGCGCGGTCGTTCGTCACCACAGCCAGCGTCACGCGCTTGATCAGGTCGATCCATTCCGACCAGTCAGCCATCTCATCGAGGATGGTCTGCGCCCACCGCTTGCATTCACGCGCTTCGAGGCTGTCCTCGGTGAGCGACGCGATCTGGCCCGCTGCTATGGTGGAGAGCGCCTCGTTGCAGAGCGTAATGACCGACGCCACGGATCACGAACCGTTGCCGGGGCAGGCATATCCAGTGGCCGATCCCGAGGCGGTGATCATCGAGACCCACACGCCGGAATTGTCGCCACGGCAGCCGCGCAGAACCTGCAGCGAGCCAGGCGGGAGCATTATGCTGCCATTCGCCGAGGTCGTGGTGACGGTCGCTACAACGCTGGAGCCGCCGATCTCGAAGAAGATATCCTGCGTGTTCGAGGCTGGGGCATAGAGGTAGATGTCGGTTTCAGAGCCGGAATAGATCTTCTCTGCGGCCGTGCTGGTCGTGGTCACGGCAAACCCGACATTGCTGGCCGGGACAGGGGTGAAGTTCACAAGGTTCATGAGACGCGGCCTCCTTGATCCTGCCTAGTGCCGGCCATCCCCGCCTTGAATCGCGCTAGATGACGCCGGCTGCCTTGAGGTCGTCGATCAGCGCCTTCATGTGCCGGGACAGGGCCTGCACAGCGTCAGCCACAGCCTGCACCTCGGCCTGCGTTGGGGATGCCGAGATGGTCGGTGCGGTGTAGGTCGCAAAGGTCGAGCGTGAGGCGGTGCCGGTCGCGGCAGTCCATGCCGATGAGCCGACTACGCCGACGAACGAGGTCGCCAGGTCAGAGAAGGCATAGGGAGACAGCGCGACCTCGGTCGACTCCTGGCCGCGCACTTGCGGGATGGTTGAGAGATTGAGGTCTGCCATAGTGGAAAGGGGCGAGCCCGAAAGCCCGCCCCACCCCCGTCAGTCGTCGGCCTGGTCCGAGGCCCGAGCCCTGCGCTTGGCAGGGGCAGGTTCCTCGGCAGGCTCGTCGAGACATTCCCACGTCGAGCCGACCGGCCCGTCGAAGGTGAATTCCTCGCCAACGGGGACCAGTCGGCCCTCGTTGGAAAGGAACACCGCCACAGTGGCGCGATAGCGGGCCATGGTCAGACGGCCACGCCAAGGGCGCTGTTGCTCTGGCGAGCAGCCACGACGCCGGCAGTGATCTTGCCAGTGGTCGCGTTGGAGCCAGCGACGGTGTAGTAGAGCCGGACGTAGCGTTCGTTGGTGCCCAGCGGGAAGTGCGCCGGAACCTTGAACTGATAGCCGGCCACCAGCGTCGCCGCGGCAATCGCGCCGGACGAGTAGCGGGTCGTGGCCGAGGAGAACGACGAGTTGTCGTCCGTCTCGATCGTGACCGTCAGGCTGGTCAGGGTCGCGAACACCTCGGTGACGAGCACCGAGATCTCGATCTCCTCGCCGGCGCCGATGTCGCGGGTGAGCGCCGAACCGCCGACCGGGGTGCCAGTGGCGCCGAGGTCGATGGAGTTGGTCGAGGCCGCCGAGGCGGTGATTGCCTGTCCGCTGCTGAACAGGAGAGTGTTGTCGAAGATCATTGTCGTTTCTCCGGTTTGCGGGTTAGCTGACGAGCGTTTCGGCGCTGGTGAGAGCGTCGGTGCGGCGGATGGGCATGCCGCGCCACGACATCACTTCCTCGCCCTGGATTTCCATCGGGGTGAGGCGGATGAAGTTGTCGGTGCCGCCCGGGCGGTTGGTCGATTCCGCGTCGAGCGCCTCGTACATGGTGCGGTTCATGTAGATGACGGTGCGACCCGGCGAAGCGACGCCCGGCTTGTCCATCTGGTAGGCGTGGGTGCCCTGCAGCTTGTGGTAGGCCTTGCGCATCAGCGCGTTGACCTTGACCGAGCCGGCGATCACGTCGGAAACGTCGATGTTGCAGACGCGGGCATTCCAGCGCCAGTCCTTCACGCAGATACCCGCGTGCTGGGTGAACATCTCCTCCTTGACGTAGTAGGGGTTGTTCGAGCCATCGAGGACGCGAACTTCACCCTTGTCCTCGCGCTGCAGGCCGGCCGGGATCGACGACGGGGTCAGCACCGAGGTCTGCATGTCGCCATGGGTGACGAACCAGATCGAGGTGTTGTCCGAGCCGGAACCGCCGCCAGCGACGACATTGGCGTTCGACAGCGAGTTGTAGCGCGGGGTCAGGCCGTGGAACTGCGTCGGCGACGTGAACACGTTGCCATAGAAGAACGCGGTTTCCAGGGTCTGCGCGATCGCCTCGATGAAGCCCTGCGCTTCCATGAGACGCAGCTTGCCGGTCTCGTTGGGATAGAGCTTGAGGAGGCGGGTGTCGACGCTGGCCAGACCTTCGACGAAGCCGGTCGCTTCTTCGACAGTCGTGTAGTTGCCCTTGCTCTGCGCGATGCCCTGATAGAGGGCGCCCCACGAAACCGAGGGAAGGCCGGAGCGGATCGAAACCGCGTGCTTGGTGCCCTTGTTGCAGCTCTGCACGTTCGCGTCCTTGAGGAAGGGCGAGAACTGATGAAGAACCTCGGCGACGGATGCTTCCGCCTTGAGATCCTGCATCTTGAGCGTGTCGATCAGGTTCCAGTAAGTGTTGCCGAGAACGGCCATGGTTCAGTCTCCTACTTGTCTTCGGGATACATGACCTTCCAGGCCGGAAGATCTTCGCGACCGCCCGCATCGCTGCGGACGAACAGGCCGTCCTCACCAACCGCCTCGCCAAGGCGCCGCAGGATGCGAGCCATGTCGGGATGGTTGCCGAAGCCGGATTCATCGAGAGCCTTGCGGAAAGGATGCGGCTCCTTGCCGTCCTCGCCGTGGCCAGTCTTGGTGAAGCCCATCGTGTCGAGCGCCTTGGCCGCGACGTGGATGGTCTCGTCGAACTTGTTGCCGCCGATCTCGGGGTCGGCCTTCATGTCGTTCAACCAGGCAGTGCGTTGCGCGGCGCCGGCATCGAGCAGCGCCTGCATGGTCGCGTTCTGCGCCTTCTCCATGATCTTCGGCGCGATCGGCAGCAGCGCATTGGCCTGCTCGTTGGTCAGGTTGAGTTCGCGCAGGATCGGCTCGGCCTCGGCCAGCAGTTCGGGGTCGAGGTCGACGCCTTCGAGCGCCAGTTCGTATTTCTCGGGAGCGCCGACAGGAGCCTCGGCCTCAGCCTCGCCCTCGGTCGTTACCTCGGCTTCGAGCCCCGTCCCCAGCGCCGTGGTGTCGGCAGCGGCCTCGGGCGCAGCGGTTTCGGTCGACGCAGGGGCGGCGGGCGGTGCATCAGATGGCGGCGTATCGCTCGTCGGCTGTTGCGTCGTCGTCTCGGTTGCGGTCACTTCGTCGGTCACGGGATTTGTCCTTCGGCTTGGGGGTCATGGCTTCACGGAGAACCTGGTCGAGCGTCGCCAAAGATTGGGGCGACCGCAGCGGTTCAGGCTGTCCGGCATCTGCAATGGACAGCAGATCGAGCCCCAAGCTTCGACGCCCCTCCAAGAGATCGCGTCCTGTTTGCCCGTTGGCAGGGCTGCTCTGCCCGAGGATTCCAGCGGCTTGAATCGCGGCGAAAAGGAAGCGGCGAAACTCGGCCCGACCGAGCAGATATTCTGCGTCCTCGCGGGAGAACTCGGAGGTCACGCCGGCATCATCCGGTCGAGCAGCGACTGGCCGCCCGCATCGGTCTCGCTGAGCAGTTTCGCGGCATCGGCGCCGTCACGCACGGCAGGCATCGCAGCCGCCGCTTGAGCCGCCGCCTGCTGCTGAGCGCGAGCCTGGCGCAGTTCATTGGCCTTGTCGGTCGAGCGGATCATCTTGGCCGGCGCACCGGCACGGTAGGCGTATTCGTCGATCATCTCGTCGACATCGAGCTTGTCGAGCGCAGTCGGTGCGGCGCCAGCGATGTTGCCGATGAACGACACGGTGCGCTCGATCTGGCCGATGCCGACCATGCGCTGCATCTGGTGGAGGATCGAGACGAACTCGACATCGAGCCGGTCCACGCCCTCGTCGATGATCGCTTGCGGCGGCGGCGGCAGGAGATTGCCGCGCATCATGATCCCGAACGCCCGGTCGATCGCGACTTCGAGCTTCTCATTGTTGACGCGCTCGATCACCGGGCCAAGCTGTGTGAGCTTCTCCTCGTTGCGCGCCGCGATCTCCTCGACGTTGCGGGGTTGGATGCCCTGCATGTTGGTGATCGCGTTGAACAGTTCGGCATAGGACAGCGCATCGATCTGCTGATGGCACTTGTCGATCTCGGCCCCGATCGCCGCCACCGCTTGGTAGGGCATCTGGTAGGGCACGAAGACCTGGTCCTGCGTCACGCCGGTGCCGGTGACGATGCTGCCGGGTTGGCCAGTGAGGCGCAGCGAGGGAGGCACGACGATCTCGGCCTTGACCAGCTTGTCGATCGCCTCGTTGCGCCGCTTGGTCTGCATCTGCAGTTCACGCAGCGACGGCAGGCTGTCCATACCGGGAGAGACGCCATAGGTGTCGCCGCCGATCACATCCCAGCGCGGCGCCCAGAACGGCTGATCGTGGAAGCCTGAGACGCGCGTCAGATGGTCGGCGCGGGTGTCGTTGTAGTCCCAATAGATCGAGCGCCACGCCTTGCTGAGCGGGTTGGCGGGGTTGTGGCCCGGGTCCGGCTCGATCGCCTGGTAATACTGGACCGGCAACTGGTAGCTGGAATTGTCGTAGGCATTGCGCACCCACGGCGAGACGTTGTTGCCGAAGGTCTGCACGGCCTGGCGAACGTCCATCGGGCAGTAGCGGAACAGGGTATCAGGCACGAGCGCATTGCTCTGCGCGATCCAGTATTCACCCGCTGTCAGGGGATGGCAGACCGCGCCGACGTTGCGGTCTTCGAGCATCACGCAGCCCTCGGTGCCGAACAGGCCGAGCTCGGTGTAGCCAGCCTTGACCGCGGCGTAGAAGTTGGTCTTCGCGAGGAAGTCGTAGAGCCGGCGCTCGACAGCCGAGAGCCATTCCTTGACCTCGGTGCGCTCACCCAGATCCTCGTCGGCTAGCTTGAGCATGAACCAGGGCCGGCTCGCGCTCGACAGGCCCGAGGTCATGCCGTTGGTCAGTGTGCGGAAAGCCTCAATGCCCTTGGGGTCGAGCAGCTTGTTGTTGCGGATGCGACGACGCGCACCCTTGTCCTTCTCGTTCGACAGGAACCTCGACCGGGCAGGCTGCGCAAAGCGGGCGATATCGATCCATTCCGCCTCGAAGTCGGTGCGGACGGTCTTCATGCCTTCGAGCCGCCGTTGCAGGCGGTGGCGCAGGCTGTCGCCGGTCTGGGATGGCTCGATGTCAGCCAAGGGTCGGTTTCGCCACAGTCGGCGAACCCAGCACGCCTTGCGGACTGGTCAGCAGGCCGGCCATGATCGCGCGGCGGAACTTGCTGGAGTTGGCGCCCGCGCCGGTCGCGCCCTGATCCGGCAGCTTTATCGACTGCCGTTCAGCGGGCGGCGGGGGCATGTCAGGTGCAGAACAGATAGTCGCCTCCTATGGTGAAGGCTGGCTATCCCGTGGCGCTGCTGGCTTGAATCGCGGGCAAAGAAAGGCCCGGCGGGTTAGGCCGGGCCAAGTGGGGGAAGGGGTGCCTGAAAGGCGAGGGCGTTATGTGCCGGATGTGGTGGGGCGGTGAATCGCGGGCCTTGAGGTTCCATCATGATGGAAGCCCATCGGTCTCGCAGCGGCCTGCTTGGCATCGACGCGCTCGCAGAACCAGGTGCGCCAACTCCGCATTGCGTCAGTGCGCGCCATCACAGTTCCTTAATCGCGACGCTCGCAGTCACAGGGGCGGCAATCGACGCTTCGACATCGAGCATGCCGTCAGCGCCGAACACGACGCGGTGTAGGGTGGACCCGTTGGGGATGGTGCCGACATATTTTGCTGGCTGGCGCTCCGCGCCATTACTGCCGTTTGCCCAATCCTCGAACGCTAGCACCAAACGGCGCAGGTAGTCGTCATGCCGCTCGCCCGACATCGGTTCCGGCGCTTTGAAAGGCTTGTCCATCACAGTTCCTCATACCGATCGCGCACCCTAACCGGCTCGGGCAGCGGGGGGAAGGGCGTCGGGTCCATGGCGAACCTCTGGACCAGCGCCGGTTCATTGCGCCGCAGCCAGTGCCGATCGTGGCCAAGGGCGATCAGGTTGCGGATGTAGGTTGGGAAGTCAGTCGACATACCCGCGAGTCTCCCGCCATTCAGGGCCGTCGCATAGGTCGATCAAGCGCACCATCACCTCCTCTGCGTTGATGCCATCGGGTTTTAGGTAGGCCACCATCAATGCCTCGCACTGATCGAGCAGGGCATTCAGTTTGTCCAGATTAGTCGAGCTCGGCATAGCGATTGCCCTCCGTGTTCCCATAAGACAGCGGGTTGAGATAGCCCGGCACAGTGCGCGGCATCACCGGCTCGGCGAAAGTGCAGGCCAGCGCATCACCCCAGTCCGGCGAGGGCAGGCCGCGCTTCTTCATGTCCTTCTTCTTCTCAAGCTGGACGCAGGTGTCATCGCCCGCGAAGCCATACATCGGCCCGATCAGGTCATCACGCAACCGCTCCTCGGCAGGGATCGAGGCACCGCGCAGCCAGTGGCGCATCCTGGTCCACATTTCCGCGCGCTTGTTGGCAGTGTGGACGCGCACGCCAGGCTCAAGCTCGGCATCGCGTCCCTCGCCACCGAACCAGACCTCCATGACCGGCGTGTCCGGCCGCAACTGACGCAGGCGATCGACGATGGCGGCGCCGATGTTGCCCGCGTCGACGAAGATCATGTCGGGATGATAGCGATCAGCCTCCAGCGCGATGTCGCCGGCCAGCGTCATGCTGTCCATTTTCGTCCACCGCTTCCATGGGCGTGAGGTAGCGTCCCGGCCGCAGCGGATGGCGAGCACGCTTTCGTCATCACCCATGCGGGCGCAGTCCACGCCGAAGATCACCGGATCTGCAGCCAGACCGACAGACGGCTCGCGTGCCTGGGCCGCGTCGACGATATCGAGCGGGATGAACTGCATCGAGGACGCGCTCGGGAACATGCCGCGGACGCGGACCTTCACGATGTCGCTGTCCTCGCCATAGGTGCGGACCAGTTCGTCGAGGTATTGCTTGTTCGTGCCCTCGACGGTGCGGCTGTCGATCTGCTTGGTGCGCCAGAGGTTGCGCGCCTTGCCGAAACACTCGCGAAATTCCCCCGTGTTCTGCGTCGGGTTCCCGAATGCCAGCCAGATGATCTCGGTGTTCTCGTCGGTCAGCGCACCGAGCGCGACCTCCCACACTGCCTTGTCGATGCCGCTGGCCTCGTCGAAAATCAGGACAATGCGCTTGCCCTCGTTGTGTAGGCCCGCGAATGCCTCGGTGTTGTTCGCGCTCCAGGTCACAAGGTCAGCGCGCCACGATTTCTCGCGGCCCGGCATGGTCGAGACGATCGAGGTCGCGTTCGGCTTGAACCATGACGATGTGATCGCGAGCCGTGCCCACTTGGCCAGTTCCGGGCTCGTTTTCGTGAGGAGCTGGCCCTCGGTGTTCGCCGTGATGATGATGCGCGTGTCGGGACAGGTATCGAGCGCCCACTTGATCAGCATCCCGATCAGCGCGGACTTGCCGATGCCGTGGCCAGACGCACGAGCGATGCGCAGTGGCTGGAACCGCGTCTCGGGATTGCGCAGATGGTCCCGGATCTCGTCCATGACCTCGCGCTGCCAGGTGCGCGGCCCGGTCTTGTCAGCGAGATCGCCCTCACCCCACGGGAAGACATACTTCGCGTAGAGGTAGGGATCGAACGCAAGCCCGCCGATCGTCTCAGCCAGTTGCGCCTTGAGTTCAGCCGTCGTTGCCAAACGCCCGCTCCCTCGCCTTGCTCAGGATCGATGCCAGGTCGTCGCTAACATCATGCTCGACGCGATCCTTGAAAGCCTGCACGCCGACGTGCCGACCGATCATCTCAAGCCGCTTGACCCGGTCGCTGAGTTTGACCTTGTGGATGATCGAGCCAGTGTCAGTCACCTCAGCATCGATGCCGGCGACCAGTCCTTGTCTCCAGATCAGCGGCCAATCCTTCACTGGCTTGAGCCCGCCCTTGTCGTCGTAGATATCTGCGACATCGGCATTTGCTTCCAGTGCAAGCCGTCGCAGCACCCATTCAGCATCGATGCCGGTCTTTTCCGCCCTTTCCTCCAGAGCCGTTTTAACGGCCTCTGAGACGCTAACATTCGCTAACAGGCGTGCAGCCTGCTCATTGGCCGTCTTCACGCTGTAGCCTGCCCGTATCGCAGCCTGAGTGCCATTCAGGTCCACAAGGTATTCCCGAACGAACGCCTGCTGCTTGTCGGAGAGTTCCATCACTCCCCTCCAATCCGATAAGTCCCGCCGCCCTCAGTCACCGCACCAATAACCTTGCGCCGAGGCACATGCGCGCCGAACGACTTCTGCCGCGGATCGAACGCAGTCCACTTGCCGGTCGCGATGACCTGCACACGGCGATAGCGGTTCGAGAATATCTGGACATCGATCAGCCCCTTGGCTTTGAGCCTGGCGATGGTCTTAGGCCCCATGCTCGTCGAGTTGAATCCCGCCGCCACTTCGAGGTCGATGTTGACCGGGCAGGGCAGTCCGAGTTCAGCCGCTTCGTACACCATTTGGTAGATCACCTGTTCTGCAGGGCTCAGTTGAGCCGGCGATGGAAATTGCTCGTCGAGTGTCATCGATCTGCCCCATCTGGAATATTGCCCACACCATACCGCCCCAGCCCCCTGCGCATGACCTGGCGCTGATAACTCCCGGCCGGCAGCACAGTGACCACCGAGCCGTCCTTGATCACCACGCGCTGATTGCCCGCGAGCCTGACGAACCTTGCGCCGAAGTTTGCTGCTGCCTGGATCATGGGCGACGACAGCAGCGCGATGACCTCGGCCTCTGGCAGGTTGGCGACGCGATCACGAAAGCGAATGATCGCATGTTTGGTCACGTGGATCATTTCAGCCCCCAGAATGCGACCTGCTGGGCGGGGCAGGTGAACACTCGCCCTCGCCCTCCCGCAGATCGGCCATGCAGATTTTGACCATGCGGCCAGTCCATCTCCCAGGAGCCTTACCCAGGTAAGCGAACAGCGCATCGAACAGGCCGGGGTTGCAGCGTTCGATGAACAACAGCGCGGAAACACGATGCCGGTAATTTAGCGTATGCCAGTTGTCGAACAGGAAGGCCGGCGCTTGCCGCGAGGGCTTCCCTGTGAACTTCGCCATCTCCCAGTATGCAAGGTTCTGCCGCACCGCATCCCACAGGCGAGCGCAAAGACGAAGCTCGGCCAGCACCTGCTCGGTGATGTTGGGGTCAGTCGAATCCACCATCTCAGAACCTTTCATAAACCGGGCGGGGCGACCCCAAGGGAGCCGCCCGGTTATATACCGTAGGTATAGGCTCACACGGGGCCGCACGCCCCGCGCTACCACCCGCAACAAAATCAATGACTTGTAGGGTCACCTCCCGCACGCTCCCGCACCACGCCCCGCAAGCAATTTCAATGACTTGCAAGGTCACGCCCCGCACGCCCCGCAGCCCTAAAACTACGCCCCGCATCACGTCCCGCACTCCGATTTGATGGCCAGACCAAGCACTGGATGGCGGTCCTTGCCGATCCAGAGAGGGGCCGACGCGACGATCTTGTCGAGCAGGAAGAGCCGTTCCATTGCCCGCGCCAGTTGCGCCTTGTTGAGCCCTTTTGCCTCAGGCATTCCCGCCATGACCCGGGGCGCATAAGTCCCGACATTGGGAGCGTGTGAAACCTGCCGCCGCTGCCTGGTGAGCGTCTCGAGCAGGCCCATGAACACCTTGTTCTCGAACGCCGCCTGTGCGTTCTCGCGGTTGTCCTTGTCGGTGCCCTCAGGCATTTCCTCTTCGAGCACGAAGGCGCCGCGCAGCCAGTAGAAGTGCACCTCGGCGCCGCGCTGCGAATAGTTCGCCTTCTCGTTGCGGAGCACACGCATATCGGGGTCAATCGGTGTGCCCTCATCACCGTTCTTTGGTATCTCAAGGTAGAGCCGTGAGCGGACCTGGTTCTCCCACGCCGTCGAGCCCGAGTAGGAATCGCCGGCTTTGTTGGGGTGGCCGACCATCACCACACTGCCGCTGATCGACTGCGCGAGTTTGTTGTTCAGGTTGACGAACGCGGCGACCTGGTGCCGGTCGTTCTCGTTGCCGGCGAAGGTGTGTGCGGTGTTATCGATCGTGACGTGGTGAACGTCGAGGTCGAGGCACGCCCGCTCGATCTGGCCGAACCGCGGCGCGATCGTCATCGACCCATCATGGTCGAACATGGCGAGCTCGTTGCCGATCATACCCTGCAGCGAGAGCAGGAACAGTTTGCCGCGCGTCGCCTCCATGGGCACGCCAAGCATGGCGCATATCGCTTCCTGGCGGCGGTGCAGTTCGTCGAGATCGTCCTCGCAGGTGATGTAGAGCGCGTTGCACTGGCGCACCGGGGCGCCGAGAAACGGCAGGCCAAGCGCAATGCAGGTCGACATCTGCTGCGTCGCGAGCGACTTCCCCGCAGCGCCGGCGCCAGTCAGGAGCGTCGCCTGCCCATCAGGAATAAAACCGTCCCAGCGCCAGACCCGCTCAGGCGGGTTCTGCCCTTGCCAGTCGGCTGGGTGGAATATCGGCAAATCCTCGACGACGGGCGCATCAGCCTGCGACGTTGAATGGTCGACGCCTGTCTCGAGATCAGGCTCCCCCCAATCCGGCGCATCGTCATAGGGCGGAATCTCGTTCATCCATGCCGGCGGGTTGAATTGCTCGGGCCGGATCACGTTGCCGCGCTGCTCAGCGCCGATCGCGCGAAACGCGGCCTTGTGGTCCCCGCCGTGCCGATAGTGGAGCTCGAGATCGTAGGCATCACCGTAGCAGCCCGCCGCGCATTTCGTGCCCAGCCCCGAGGCCGCATCACTCTGCGACAGGCTCACCCACTTCGACCCGATCACACGCGTGGCATAAGTGTCGCCGGTCTGTTGCGGCGAGCGCCAGTCCTCGGGATGCCGCGGCGATTGGGTATAACCGCAGATCTCGAGCATCGTCGCGACGCTGTTGCTGGCGTTGAAGTCGTCGATCAGCGACGCGCCCTCGACGCGCGGCCTGCTGGCCCGGCGCTTCTCCGCCTCCTGCCTGATCCGGTCGCGTTCCTTGTCATCCTCGGCGCGCTTGTGGCGGATCGCGAGCAGGCCGGCCGCAACGAGGCCGCTGTCGAGCGGCAGGCCGGGCTTGTCGAGGCCGGAACTGGCGCGCTTGAAGTAGAGCGGCTTGCCATCCTCGCCCCGCAGCGCCGTGCCGGATGAGGCGTGCGCCTGGGGAACGTTCGGCGCGTAGACCGGCTGCGCGGCACGGGCCAGCGCGCGATCCATCTCGACGCCGTGCGCCTCCATGAAGTCGTAGAACGCGTTCTGCGCGTCATGCCATTCCGGGAACGCCAGCGCCTTGACCAGCGGCAGGATGATGCGCCAGCGCATGTCCCCGGGTCGGGCGTGCGCGCTGCTGTAGATCAACCAGGCGTGCTCACCGGCGAAGGTCCGCACCAGATCGCGGACCACGTTCAGCGCATGGTTGCCGTGGTCGATGTCGCCGGTCAGTGCGACGAACGCGCCGTTCTCGCGCTGCGCGGCATGCTCGCGCCCGTCATAGTCGGCATAGGTCGACGGGATGAACGCCAGGCCGGCGCCCTTGCCCTTGTCAGCCGGCGGCATGGTGAAGATCGAGGCCAGCGATTGCGTGGCATAATCTTCGCCCGTGTGAATGCGCGTGTCGCGCTGACCAGCGAACACCATCACCGGCCAGTTGTTCCACGGCTGCGTCGCCAAAGTCTCAGGCATCGTGCTCACAGCCACCCATCCTTGCGTAAAATTTCCAGCATCGCGTCGCGATCGGCGGGATTCGGCTGACGCAAGGCCAGATCGACCAGGACGCGCAGCAGCAGGGCGCGGATCTCGTTCATCCCCCCAACTCCGGCAGCGGGCACCCGACCGAGCGCAGCCAGTTCCACGCCGTCTCGGCGCGGAAGAAGCATGCGACGGGGTGACGATTGACATGGATGCGGTTGCAGGCGTCGACCTGGGCCGCTGAAAGTTTGCCGGGGCGGCCTTGCGCGTCCCAGCCCTTGAACTCGCAGAACGCCCAGCCGCCATCCCAGAGGACGCCGACATCCGGCCAGCCAGCGACGAGCCCTTGCGCCTTGAGCCGGCGCATCTCGTTCAGGCCGACGTTGCGTTCATTGGCGATCGAGAACGAGACGACCATCGGAGCACGGCGGCGCAACCACGAGACGAAAGCCTTTTGCCGATAGGACTCCGGCCACGTCTCGCGCTTGTCCGGCTTTTCGCCAGCCTCCTCGACCGGGAACAGCGGCACCGGAGCAAGATCGCTTTCCAGCGCGTCGAGTTCGCCCAGGGTGATCATGCTGCGCTCCCGAACAGGTCGGGCGCAACACCCATGCAATGCGGAGACAGCCACAGACGTTCGCGGGCCGAGTTTTCTCTACCCCGCCCATTGCCCTGCGATCCGTATCCACCGCGCGCCTTCCATGCGACAGCACGCCAGCCTTGCGATTCCAGCGAGTTATGCTCGCCATCGTATCCGGCAAGGACGATCCGCATTGATTGGCAGCCGCCATTGGCAGCACACCATTCCAAAACGTCGCGGGCGACATCGGCCTGCCCGTTCGCGTATTCAATTGAATGCTCGCTAGATGAATAAGGCGGGTCGAGGAACACGCCCGTTACCCCGCCGCCAGCATGAAGAACCGCCGGCCCGGTGACGCGCGACCAGTCACCGCAGGCAACGCGAACGTCGCGCAAGCGGTCGGCAAGGTCTGCAAACCAAGACTCGATAAAGAGCTGGCGGTTGACGCCTCGGCCCTCGGACAGGTGCGGTAGCTGGCGGTTGACGCCTCGGCCCTCGGACAGGTGCGGTAGCTTGCGGTTGACGCCTTGGGCCGAGGACAGGTGCGGTAGCTGGCGAACGTCTTTTAATTCACCGTCTATGGATACCCATGGCCCTTTGCCGGAACACCAGCCCGAGCCGATCCAGTTACAAGAACCCCACACCCACCAGCCAGCGGCCTGCGCGTCGTAATAGGCAGCATCACCCATCAAGCGGTCAGTCAGGCGCTCACGCTGCCCCACAAGCCAAACGTGGCGCGCATGAAGGTCTGCCTCGTTGCAGGGCCAGTCGGCATGATCGGCAACTGCCTGCGGATCGGCACGAACTGCCCGCCAGAAATTAGCGAGCAATCCGTCCATATCGTTGACCGTTTCAAACTTGGCAGAATGCGGGCGCTGCAGAAGGACCGCGCCGGAACCGAAGAACGGCTCGACATAATGCGCCACGTTGCCAAGCGCGTCCCACACCTGCGAGGCGACATCGCGCTTCCCGCCAAACCAAGGGAAGGGCGCTTCGACACTCACGCCCGCCCCTCCCGCTCATTCACCCGCCGCGCCTCGACCATCGCCCCGAGCGCATCCCGCAGCTTGGTCCACCCCGGCGTCCCCCGCCGCGCATGGCTGTTCGTGATGCTGTCCAGCATGGCCGGCGTGAGTGTGTGCAGCGGCGCCGTGGCGACCTTCATGCGCGCGACGGTGCTGTTCTCGGCGACGCTCGGGCCGTCCTTGCCGTAGTGGTGCGCGCGCCTCATGCCGCCCTCCAAGGGCAGCGCATGTTGTTGCGCCTGCGCTTGGGCACTGCAGCGTCGATGCGCTCGACCAGATCCCGGTATTCATCATCGCGCGCCATGAAGCCCGGCACGCTGTCCCTGGCGTGGATGACCGTGCTGTGGTCCTTGCCGCCGAGGCGCCGGCCTATCGCGTGCGTGGAATGCCCATCGAACCATGCCAGATACATGACGGCCTGGCGCACGCGGACGATGTGCCGGAACCGCGCCTTGCCGGTGATGTCCTTGGTGGAGATGTTGCTGATCCGCGAAGCCGCCGCGACCAGTTCGCCGACCGTGCGCCACGGGATAAACGACGGCGCTTCCTTGCTCACCGCCGACGTGCTGAGCCCGAGTTCTCGCGCCAGATCAGACACCCGCGCGCCAGCCTCGACTTGCTGGACGATGTAGGCGTTGCGTGTTTCGATCGTGCCGAGCATCACGCCTTCCCCCCGAACCGGCCATTGGCCTGGCGCGGGCGAGCGGCGCCGTTGAAGCGGGCCAGCGCGGCGCGGAGTTGGTCAACCTCGGCAATCAGCCCGGCAATGACATCGCCCCGCTCGGCAAACCGGCGATCGGCAATGGCGAGCTCGCCCTGCAGTCGGATCACCTCGGCATTGGCGCTGTTCAACGCGGCCGCATCCTTGTCGTGGAACCCCTGCGCCCTGAGCGCCTTTGCCTTCCACGACGAGCCACGGCGGAACGCGATTCCGGCGGCGAGGATGGCTGTGCCGGCGGCCCCAACCAACGAGATCAAGATAGGTTCCATGCAACCTCCGCGAATTATGGTTAACGTTTCAAATCGACACGCCGCGAAAGCCGCTGTTGCGGGCTAGACGCTGCGTGTCAGAATTGCGGGATGAGAAGTGCTACCGAACAAAGGACCGGCGCCGCCCTTGGGGGATCGGGGCGGGCAGCGCCGGCAAGGCTCTCCGACCGATCGGAGGCAGAAACGGGTGCCGTCTCTCCGGCTGTCACGCCCATTGTCTCAGACGTTGCAGTCACAGACCGCCCTGTGACGGGCCTACTCGCTCGCTCCACCGCACCGGTCAGCGGATTGGTTTCAACGCGAACTTTCGCACGGGATTCGATGGGGGGAACCCGGCCACAGCCCCCCGGCTGCGTAACAACGTCGCATGCGACGGAACCGGAAACATCAAAACGCCCACGCTCCCCAGCCTCAATGCGGGCAAGGTAGTCAGTGCGGGTTGTGGTGATGATCGGGCGCATGATCTAAGCTGCCTCAGCCATCGGTCAGCAATACACAGGCAGACCGGCGAGCGGCGCACGGTTGGCAAACACGACTTGCGTGGGCGTTGTGAAAATGATCTTGTCGGGCTTGAAGCGGACCACGCGATAGCCGAATGCGTCCAAACGCAACCGCTCAACGTCAGTGAACCAACGGGCAAGTGCGCTCATGGAATCGAACGCGCACCCGGAATGCATGCCCTCAGGAAGAGACGCGACGGCCTGCGCCAACGTGATGCCAAGCTCTTCCCACCAAGGCAGGCAAATCAAGCCATTGTCGTTCTGCCAATAGCGCGTAAAACCGGGGCGATATGGTCCGCGCCCGTCAGCGTCCTGCACGCGATAAAGCCACCGTGCCATCGCTCAGTCCTCCCCCTGTTCTTCAGCCCATGCGATGACCTTGCACCACATGGCCCACAGGATGACGGCGATCAGGGTGATGCCTGCGAGGATGGCGAGGACGGTCATGCTGCTTCGACCTTGGCTTGGCCGTATGAGCCGCAGAACTTCTCAAGGACGTCGATCTCATGATCCGACGCGTCTTCAAGCGGGCCAACGCGGTCGCCAAACTTGCGGTACACAGCAACCGCCATCGGGATTGTGATGCGGTGCCCCTTCTTCCCAGAAATGGCCTGCGATGCGTAAGCCTGGGAAAGGCCGATCTGCTGCAACTTCTTGTTAAGCGAGACTTTCTTCTCAGCCTTTACCACCTCGTCCAAGGTCAGCATAAAAAGCTCGACCTCATCCGAGAGAGAGAACCATTCCCCAACAACGCGGTGATGCTCGAACATCGCATGGATGGCGCGTTCAACCTCGACATCGCCTTCGCAGATACGTTCCAGCGCCAATGGCACAGGGCTGTCAGCACGAATTTTAACGAAGCGGTTCCGAGGGTCTTCGGAAAAGCCAATCTTGACGCGGCCAATATCGCGCGCGGTAACAAAGTAGATCATGCGGCTTGCCCCCTCTCCATCTCGGAAAGCAGCGCCTTCGCTCGTTCATATTTGGCGAGCGTGATGGTCTTCCCGCTCTCAAGATCGGCCAGCACTTGACCGCCGCCGAGAACCTTCGCGGAGAGCGTGGCGGGCGAGCGGTCCAGCCTCTGGGCCAGCGCATGGATGCGGGCGATAAGCTGTTGGGTTTCAGTCATGACGCATATGTGTAGAAAACTACGCACCACGTCAAGTAGCTTTCTACGTTCCGCGAATCAGAACGTGATGTGGCAAAATTTTGCCATGGGAATGCGTCAGCGGATCGCCGCCACGATTGAGCAAAGGCCTGGGCTGAGCATCCGCGCAGCCTCTTTGGCCGCCGGTATGTCCGACAGCATGCTTGGCAAATACCTCAAGGGCGATACCGACAGCATGACGATCAAGTCCGCAGAAAAGTTAGCGGATGCACTCGGCGTCGATCCTCGGTGGCTCATATTTGGCGAAGGCGACCCCGAACAGGCAACGGACGTGGCGGCGCAGATCGAGCGCCTGTCGGATGAGCATCGTGCGCTCGTGGCCCAGCTTGTGGCGCAACTTGGTAGGACTGGCACGGACGGATAACGCCGCGCGTAGTTTTCTACATTTTCCTGTTGACGCGTAGTTTTCTACACGGCATAACAACCTCCACAGCCAAACGGCATGGAGGCTTCAGTGACCATCATCAGCTTCGACGTAACCAACCGCTGGACCGGTGCAGTCCAGTTTACCTCCCAGATCGAATGCGCCGAAGACGCACCAGCCAGCATCAAGCTCGGGCTGGCTGTGAAGTGGGGGGTCAAAATCCGCAAAAATCTGGCCGGCGCCGATCTGGCCGGCGCCTATCTGGCCGGCGCCGATCTGGCCGACGCCAATCTGGCCCGCGCCGATCTGGCCGACGCCAATCTGGCCCGCGCCGATCTGGCCGACGCCAATCTGGCCGGCGCCTATCTGGCCGGCGCCTATCTGGCCGACGCCTATCTGGCCGGCGCCAATCTGGCCGACGCCTATCTGGCCCGCGCCTATCTGGCCGGCTCCAATCTGGTCGGCGCCGATCTGGCCCGCGCCGATCTGGCCGGCGCCAATCTGGCCGGCGCCTATCTGGCCGGCGCCGATCTGGCCGACGCCAATCTGGCCGGCGCCAATCTGGCCGGCGCCTATCTGGCCGGCGCCAATCTGGCCGGCGCCAATCTGGCCGACGCCAATCTGGCCCGCGCCAATCTGGCCGACGCCAAGTGGCGCGATGGCGTTCTACTTACACGCAACCCGCTGCAACTGCACGGGCTGACTTACCCGGTCACGATCCTCGACGCGCATATGCAGATCGGCTGCGAGTGCCATCGCCTGTCGGACTGGGAGGCGTTCGACAACGAGCGCATCGCCCGCATGGATGGCGCTACTTCCCGCCGGTTCTGGGATGCACACAAGGCCACTTTGCTTGGTCTGGCGCGTGCTGATGGGCGCGACTTCTCGCCGGCTGCTTCCGAAGTGGAGGCCGCGTGATGGGCAACCCACTCCCCCCGAACTACGACGCACGCCGCGACCTGCAGATTGCCAAGAGCATCGCCGAGGGTCTGGTGTTCGACCTGGACTACCTGTCCAAGCGCGACAACGAGAGCGACCAGTTCGCTGCCTCGCTGCACATCCGCAACGCCGAGGTGCTGGAAAGCATCAAGCGCATCGTCGGCTACATCGAGAGCGCGGTTGCTCGCACTCCGGTGCCGGCGGTCGTGTCGGGCTATGTGCCTGAGCGGAGGGCAGCAGCATGAGCCACCCCTCGCACCAGTGGGTCGATCGCATCCCACCCGCCGGCCACGAAGCCGCCCCGACCTACACGCTGGACCGGGAGATCGCCCGCGCTCGCGCTGAGATGGGCGAGGAGAAGTGGGCTCGGCTCAATGCCGAATGGAGCGACTCGGAGTTTGTGTTCGATGCTTTCAAGGAGACCCGCAATGTCCGTTGACAAGTTCCTGACCGCCGAACAGCGCGAGACGCTGAATGCCGCCGAGCAAGTCCTCATCGACTTTCTCAGCAATGGCGGTGGGAATCTCATGTTCAGCCTGCACGAAGGCTGGGAAAACATGAGTGTCACATATTTTACGCCGGGCGGTGAGCAGCATGGCGCTTTTGTCAATTGGACCGGAAACCTTGCCTGTCGCATCGAACAGTGCGGGCAATTTCGCGCAGACGAGAAGGCACGCGAACCTGATTTGCGGGCCATCCGCATCAAGCGCCTGCAAGCGGAGTTAGCTGAACTTGCCTCCATTGATGCCGATCTGATCGATGGACCAGCGCAATGACCCGCCGCCCCCGCCAACCCCTCCCGCTCGGCGCATGGGCAGAGCCGGGCCGCGAACTGGACGCGCGCATTGCCGAAGCCACGAGCGAGGCAAGCCAGGTCGACCCCTGCGGTCTCTGCCGCGCCCTACGCAACCCCTTCACCTGGGCCACCGCTGGCTTGCTCTGGATCCTGACCGGCGTCGCCATCTGGCGCGGGGCCGGCGCGGTTTTGCTCGCCGGTGGCGTGATCGTGCCGCTGCTGATCGCTGGCTTCTGGCCGACCAAGGAGCGTTCCTGATGGCTGATGATTGGCAGCCGGGTGATCTGGCTTTGTGCGTGGACGACGGCCCGCGCGAATTTGACGATAACCCTGCGATCAAGCGCGGTTGTGTTTATCGCGTTTACCAGGTCGGCACAGACCCCTTCGGCTTGTTCGGGCTTTGCCTCGATGAAGTCGAAAGCAACGGATACGCAGGCGGTTATCTGGCCGATCGATTCCGCAAGATCACCCCACCAGAAGCCGACGAGTTCGACCGCGAAGTCATCAAACTGATGAAGCCCGCGAAGGTGCCGTCATGATCCGCCTGTTCCGCCGCGATCCGCCCATGCAGTCGGCATACCGGCCTTACCCCATCATGCCCATGCGTGAGTCCGACAAGGTGTTCTGGGACTGGCGCGCGAAGAAGAAGGAAGCGAGCAAGTGAACGCACCTGCCAACCTATCCGAACTGGCATTCCGCTCGAGCGTCGTCGGCGCCAGCGAGGTTGCGGCCCTGTTCGATGCGTCGCCCTGGTTGACGCACTTCGAGCTCTGGCACCGCAAGGCCGGCAACATCGCCACGCCGGAGTTCAACGCGATCACCGATGGCACGCCGGAGAACGAGCGCGTCTATTGGGGCGTGCGCCTCGAGGCCGCGATCATCGAAGCCGCGAAGGAACGCTACGGCTACACCGACCGCGAACAGGTCTACCGGCTCGATAACGGCAAAGGCCTCGGTGGCCATCCCGACCGGCGTGTGATCTGCCCGCAGCGTGGCCCCGGCTTGCTCGAGGTCAAGACCGTGGACTGGCTCGAGCGCAAGAAGTGGGGCGACGAGCCGCCGCTGAATTACCTCCTGCAGAACCAGACCTATCAGGGCCTCGATCAAGTCGCATGGGGTGATGTGCTGGTGCTGGTCGGCGGAAACAAGCTCGAGCGGTTCCAGTATGATTTCCGGCCGAAGCTGTTCGCCGAGATAGAGGCGCGCGTCGAGCAGTTCTGGCGCGACGTCGAGGCCGGCAAGGCCCCGCCCGCCGACTACAGCCGCGACGGTTCAGTGATCGCCGAGCTTTATGCCGATGCCGGCGACACCATGATCGACCTGCGCGGCGACAACCTGGCCTGCACCGCTGCCGCCGAATTCCTTGTTGCCGATGCCGAGGTGAAGGCAGCCGAGAGGCGCCGCGATGCCGCCAAGGCCGAGTTGATGGAGAAGCTGGCCGAGCACGGCACCGGACTGTGCGACGGCTTCACGATCAAGGCCACCCGCGTTGCCGCCACGCCCGATCGCGAGGCCAAGCCTGGCGAGATCATCAAGGGCCGCAAGTCCTACCGCCGTTTCACCGTCAAAGAGCAGGAGCAAGCATAATGGCTACCCAAGCAGCCAACCCCGTCGCCGTGATCCGGCAGAACCTCACGCAGATGGCGCCGGAGTTCCGCGCCGCGCTGCCGGCGCATGTCAGCGTCGAGAAGTTCAGCCGCGTCGCCATGACCGCGATCCAGGCCAACCCGCAGTTGCAGGACGCCGACCGCCGTTCGCTGTTCGGCGCCATCGTGCGCCTCGCTCAGGACGGCTTGCTGCCCGATGGTCGCGAGGCCGCGCTGGTCATGTTCGGCAACAAGGCCCAGGCCATGCCGATGATCGCCGGCATCTTGAAGAAGATCCGACAGAGCGGCGATGTCGCCAAGATCAGCGCCCAGGTCGTCTACGAGAACGATCATTTCCTCGTGAAGTATGGCTTTGACGAGGATGTCGAGCACACCCCGCCGCCGCTGGACAAGCCGCGCGGCAAGCCGATCGGCGCCTATGCCACTGCGGTCCTCAAGGACGGCGAGCGGATGCTCGAGGTGATGAGCCTCGAAGAGATCGAGAAGGTGCGCGCCGTCAGCCGGGCCGCGAAGAACGGGCCGTGGGTTGCCTGGTGGAGTGAGATGGCGCGCAAGACCGTGATGCGCCGCCTGTCCAAGCGCCTGCCGATGTCGACCGATCTCGAGGACGAGGTGTTCAGCCGCGACGAGACGCTGGCCCACAAGGACGGCCAGACCCTGCACATCGTCGCCGAGCAGCCGCCCGTCAGCCGCCTCGATGCGCTCGAGCATCACATCGGCACTGCCGAGCCTGAGCCTGAGGACGAGCCAGAAGGCCGCGCCGACGCCGACATGGGCGACGGGTTCGCGGATGAGTTCGGCGATGAGTAGCGCCGACTGGCTCGCCACCAAGCGCGATGAGGCCGAGATCGCCGCCCGCACCATTACCCCGCAACAGGAGATGTTCGCGTGAAGTTTCATCCTATCCGCTGGGCCGGCCGCGATCGCGATCGCTACTTTGGCCCGTTCACCTTCACGCCGAGAGGCAAGACCAGCGGCGGCCAGATTGGAGTTGAGCTGGGGTCGGGAGATGGCGACGATTATCCCGGATGCAGGCTGCGGATCGAGGCCTGGTGGTTCACTTTGCATGTCCAACTTCCGGCTATCATCAAGCCATGGCGGCAGTGGATCGAGATCACTACAGATCCGACCCGGTCGCAGATGATCGCCAGCGGCCGCAAGCCCGGCTACTGGGACATGCACGAGCGGGAATATGGGTTCCTCATCTTCAAGGGAGCCGTCCATTTCCACTACGGCCCGCAGACGCATGACAGCGAAACCACCAAGAGCAAGGTGTGGTTCTACCCCTGGCGTGATCATCGGTGCATCCGTCACAGCCTTTATGACCTGGACGGCGAGCACTTCGCCACGCTGCCGGAGTGGGGCCTTCGCAACAAGAACGGTTGGACCGTGCGGAACGCGATCGAGGCCGTGTGCCCGGTGCAGCGTTATGACTTCAAGGACTTCGACGGCGAGATCATCACCGCGACTTGCAAGATCGAGGAACGCGAGTGGCGCCGCGGGCGAGGCATCTGGCGCCTACTGTTCATCGGCCGCAACAGTATTCGCCGCTCGCTCGACCTGAGCTTTTCGGCCGAGGTTGGCAAGCGCAAGGGGTCGTGGAAGGGTGGCACGATCGGGCACAGCATCGACATGCTGCCGGGCGAGCTGCACCAGTCGGCATTCGAACGCTACTGCCAGCAGCAAGGGCTGATGTTCCAAGGCGAGCGGATGGCCGCCGAGATCGAGGCATGAGCAAGATCCCGCCAAGCCTGCGCCGAGATATGGGCGCTGATTTTCCACCAAGGGAGCCGGGGTTTTGCCTAACAAGCGCCCCGGTGATTTTTCGATGAGTTACCAACCAGACATGATGATCTACCACGCCAACTGCGCCGATGGATTCGGCGCCGCTTGGGCGGCATGGATGAAGTGGGGCGATGCGGTGCAATATGTTCCGTGTGCCTATGGGCAGGTGCCGCCTGATGTCGCTGGCAAGCACGTGCTGATCGGTGACTTCAGCTTCAAGCGCGACATGCTGGCAGAGATGGGGAAGTCTGCAAACAGCATCATCGTGCTTGATCATCACGAGACCGCCAAGGCCGAACTTGAGCCCTGGATTTGGGATGACGTTAGCGGCGACTTTTACGCGGATTGCGACCCTATGAAGGCCGTCCGCTTCATGGATGAGTATGTCGGCCAACCGATTGCCGCCAACTTCGACATGGCGCGATCCGGCGCGCGGATGGTGTGGGACTTCTGCCACGATGACGAGGCTCCGCTTCTTATCCGCCTGATCGAGGATCGCGATTTGTGGCGCTTCACCATGGCCGAGACGAAGCCTTTTGGCGCGTGGTTGCGATGTGAACTATTCGACTTTGAGCGCTGGGAATTGATCGCGCAAGAGTTGGGGGATGGTCGGGACAGCGCCCGCATATTCGCTGAAGCCGAGGCCATGCAGCGCTTCATGGACCAGAAGGTTGCCGAGATTGGCAGGCTTGCACGCACTGGCGATGTTGGAGGGCATACGGTGCCGGTATGCAATTGCCCTCCGATGTTCGCCAGTGAAGTTGGGCACTGGCTGCTGGAACAGAACCCGGATGCGCCTTTCGTCGCCTGCTACAGTGATCAAGGCAATTCTCAAGGTTGGTCGCTGCGCTCGCAAGATCACCGTATGGCCGTGTCGGATGTCGCCAAGCAGTTCGGAGGCGGTGGACATCGGAATGCTGCTGGCTTTGGGAAGCCGCTGGGTTCGCTGGTATGACCATCCGCGACCTCCTGTCCGACTACACCGGCTCCGAGATCACCGCCGACACGGTGCTGTCGGACTGGCCACGCAAAAGCAGGGTAAGCGGGTTGGAAGCCTGGTTGCCGGTGTTGAGTATACTGCCGACGCCATCGAACGCGGTGAGCACCTTCCTCCCCATCCCACAGATAATGGAGGAGAGTGAGATGGCGGACGAAACCTATAGCCATGAGGGCCCAAAGTGCCCGCATTGCGGCAGGCAATATACCGCCGATGACCCGGTCTACTATGACGAGATGAACTACACCGAGGAAACATGCGACGAATGCGGGAAGGTGTTCGATGTCCGCGTTTACCACAGCGTCTCGTGGACCTGTTCGCCCAAAGGAGGCCAGTAGCATGACAGAACAACCAACCCCGGAGCAGGTGCGAGAGGATGCGGCAGAGATTGCGAGCAAGCTGACCAAGGCGCACGGAGCGGCGCTGTTCGGTCGATACGAGTGGGCTTCGCCATGGGATCAAGATGACGGCGAACGCGATCTTTACCGGCTCGGCCTGTGGGAAGATCGGCGCACCTATCGCGGCGATATTATCGTGACGCCGCTCGGGGTCGCCGTCCGCGATCTGCTCGCACATGAAGGGGAGAAGTGAGATGGACTGGCAAATGATGGCAATTGCGATGGTCGGCGTGCATGCGCTCTGCGACTACCCATTACAGGGGGATTTCCTTTCTCGTGCCAAGAACCGCAGCGCACCGATCCCCGGCGTGCCTTGGTATCAGGCTATGGGGGCGCACGCGGCTATCCACGGCGCGGCAGTCGCCTGTCTGACGGGTATCTGGTGGCTGTTCATAGCAGAGGCGTCGATCCACTGGCTAACCGACGATGCTAAATGCCGGGGAAGACTAACCTTCAATCAAGACCAGACCGTTCACCTTCTCTGTAAAGCCCTCTGGTTCATCGTTTGGAGTGCAACCCCATGACCAACAACCCTGAACCCGTCACGTTCGAGTTTGACCGCTACGTGAACGGCGTCCTGATGGCCGAGGGCGTTACCATCGAGCGGGAAGAAACGCTTGAAGCAGCAATGCTAGTCGCTGCCCGCATTGCATCGCGTGGCTCGAACGGTGAAGCGCCTGTGCTTGTCTTGCGCCCCAACCCTGAACCCGTGGCGCAGGCCGATCTGGTGAAGCTAAAGTCCGACGCTGGTTTGCCTGACATGCCGACGCCGCTCACCTATGAATTGCGTCAGGCTGTCTCAGGGGAAGGCCCCCGCGCTTATGATTGGCAGGATAAGCCCCACCGGCTGCTTTATGACGCATGTAGGGAAGTTGAACGCCTACGCGCTGAGATAGCGCGCAAGGACGAGGCGCTGCAGCGATACGGATGGCACGAAGAAGGGTGCCCAATGCACACATCGAGCGTTACGCGAAACACCTTTTGTGCCTGCGGCTTAGACGCCGCCCTCAAGGAGCCAAACCAATGACCGATGAAACCCAAGTTTACCCACCTCGCACCAAGGTTGCTTACCATCCCAAGCGCGATGGCATTCTTCGTTGTGACGTAGATGGCTCCTGCCGCTTCCTCTCGTTGTGGGAGCGTCTCCGCTATATGTTTGGAGGACGGCCATGACCGACGAAATTGCAATGCAGAAGGCGAGGGCGCTTTGGGCACTATTGGACGACATTGATACTATGGACGATGCCTGCCGGAGCAACGATTCCGCGTTTCGCCACGCTGTCCGCCGGATACAGTGCCGTAGGTTTGAGATTATGTCTGGCGCTGAGTTCGACGCACTCGCCGCACAGGGGATCAAGCTGGAGGGCGAGGGATGACCAACGCAACCAAACTGGCGGATGAGATCGAAGCGCTGGCAGCGAAGGCAACGCCGGGGCCGTGGGAAGTTGATAGTGAATACGACAACGACGCCCTGTATTCAAGTGGTGGCGGTTGCGGTCGCGGGTTCAAAAACTTCTTCATCGGCGCAGATGTCGGTGGAAAGTGGATGACACTTCTGGACACACAAAACAGCGATCACAAACTGGTCGAGGAAGAATACGACGAGGACGGCTCGACTGTGTGGGACACCATTGGGTCTGATAACACCGCCTTGATCGTCGCACTTCGCAACAACCTCCCCACCATCCTCGCAGCCCTACGTGAACGGGACGCCCTCGCGGCAGAGGCAGAGACGGCCAAGCAGATGCGCGAAACTGCGCGTGAACTTGGTTACGCCGACACGCTGGAAGCACTGGAAGCACTCGCAGCCTACAAGGCGATGGCTGACGAGATGGCGCGGGCTGTCGAGGTTGCAGACAGCGCCATCGCAGAGTGGTTCCGTTACCTTTATGGCGGTGAAATGCGGGGGTCATACGATGGCAAACCGGAGCGGGATCAGTTGCAAAAGGCAGGTTACACCACCCGCACCACCCTCTCCCGCTACCAAGCAATGAAGGACCAAGCCGATGGATGAAGCCGCGCTGATCGAGGAACTGGCGAGGGCGCTGGCGGTAGCAGATCGCATCGAGATTTGCAGCGATGCCCAATACCGGCATTCATCCTACGGGATCAGAGCCACCGCCCTCCTCCCCATCCTGCGCCGCGTCCACAATGAGGCGGTGGAGAAAGCGGCGAAGGTGGCAGACGAACTTGGTGGGGACAGGATAGCGCGCAATGCTGACGGCTCTCTGCGAAGCTACGACATGGAGAGCAAGCATGGCCGTGGCGATGCGATGCTGAACGGGATGCGAGTTCGAGCACAGACCATCGCCACCGCCATCCGCACCTTGAGGATTACAGACCATGCCTGAAGTCGAGCAAGTGGACCGTGAGGCGGCGGCAGGACACCATGAGCAAGTTTGCTCGTTGGATATGACGTTCAATGGGAAAGCGTGCCGCTGTGGTGTCGAGCAAGCCTTCGCCGCCCATCGCTTGGCCGAGCGAGCGCGCATTGTGGCGGCTATCCGCGATCTTCCTGCCTGCGTGCAAGGCTCGCAAACAGCGTGGATCGCCGACGCCATCGAGCGCGGCCAAACAGGGGGCTAGGCGGTCATGACGCCCAAATAACAGGCATGGGTGAATCTCCAGAGTCATTAGACAAATTAGGGCAGGTTGCAATGCCGCTGGATAAGTAAGAATTTGACCCCTTTACACACTTAGGGAATTGCCCAGCGCCAAGCGTCGATGTTGTGCCGCCGAGGATCCTACCATTGGCGTTAGTCATCGTTTTCACCTGAGCGCCAGATGCGACCCCTTTCGTATGGACAGCAAGCCAATAAAGCCCGATTTTATCCATCGCGAACGACACAGAACGGACGGTGCCGGTTGTTCCGGAAGATAGGTCCACTTCAGGCGATGAGGACCATGTTGGGCCTGGTCCGAAGCCGATGCGAACCTCCCCATCAGGTCGGAACGATTCAGGGTTTGATGGGTACCAAGTGAAAACCGCTTTAGCGCCAGCAGTCACCGCGTTGGCGGTAACGACAAGCCCCACCTGGTTGATATTGCGGGTCACGAAGAACGGGAAAACATATATTTGATCAGTTGTCGGGAGTGTAAAATCGGTCAAACCGCCGGCAAAATTTATTGGCGGGCGGGCTGTGCTCGCAGGGTGCGGCTCATACCCGGCAGGATGCGGAACCCATACCGCGCCATTCGCTGTTGCGTCTGAACAATGCCAGATGACATCGCGATACGCCCACAGCGAGCCAATGCCGTATCCCTGCGTTGTGTCGTTCGCATTGGTCGGCGGGCCGAGTGCGGTCATATTGTCAACACGATAGGTCATACGTCCAACTCCAAAAGCGCACGGCGCACAGCATCGTATTGTAGTTTTGTCGAATACACCCCTCCGCTATACGAATACAACGTAGGAGCTTCGCCAGTAAACCAAGTATTGAAATTATCCGCCAACATCCAGACAATCAGTTCGTTGCCCACAATGTAAGGCAGGATGACTTTTAGCCATTGATAAATCCGCTCAGCCTGTCTGCGCTGATATTCATAGGATGAAAGGTTGAGAAGCAATGCCGAGCCATTGTCGCCAATACGGCAATCAAGTTCACTGATAGTTATTCCCACTCCAAGCGCGACATAGGCGTCAAATTGTGCGCGTGCAGCAGCCGCATCGAACCGATTAGAAAGTTTGAAATGCCCCTGTGCGTCCACAACGTCAATCGGCGCACCCGCAGCGAGAAGCTGCGTCAGGGCTGCGAGGAAATTGGTTGCATGTTGGGTTGCATAGGAATCCCCGCGCGGCACCGTCTCTAATTCGTCCTGCCCCAAACCGAGCTTCATCGTCGGCCAAGCTGCGCGGGCGCTTTGGAACATATAGACATATGCGTTATGCGCCGCAGCCGTATACCATGCAGTGGTGCGGTAGCCGTTGGGATTGACGGTGAACCCATCAATCAATTCATTCGTAACATCAATCCGAATGAAGTGGTCCAAATAGGTGCCGCCAAGTCCGTCAGATGTCTGCAAGAACGCTGCGACCGCAGCGACATGCGCGTCGATCTTGGCCCGGTAGTTCCCGGCGGTGACAGTGGACGTATTGACCCAAGCCATATCGTTGGCTGGGTAAAATAAATGTGACCAGGTCAGCTTCTTCCCGGCTGCTATAGCTTTAGTGATGACAGCCTGCGCTTGCGTGAACGTGAAAACGCCTTCCACGTTCTGGATTCGCGTTCCTTCAAACTCCACGCCCGCGCAAAGCACCTCGCAATTATTGCTAAACAAGGCATCTGTCCCCGCTGGCGCTGCCCCGGTCCTCCATGTTTCTGGAGTTGTTGCCCCGAACTTGATACCTTTGGTTGCTGCGATGGCTTGCAGCGTTGCCCCGGTATCCGTGAACATTGGCGACATCCTGACGCCAGAAAGACCCGACGCCGCCTTTATGTCTGCCATGTTGAGATATGCGCTCATGGTTGCCTCACAAGAATCTGGTTAGTGATCGGACTAAGGAGAATTTCACCCGTGACCGGGCTGCGCAGCGCGTCGGCGGGGATCAGCGGTGTGCGGCGGTTGTGAATGCCGTTGCCTTTGTTCATGACCACACCTCCGTAATGAGTTTGGTCCGCTTGATCCCCGTCGATACGCGGGCAAATGTGGCGTCCAGCGTGAAGACTTCAGCGGTCAGATAGAACGGGTATGATGTCCCCGCAGCAGGTGCCGCGCCGCTGTTCTTCTTCAAGATGCGGCCTTCCAATTTGATGACCGTGTTTGCGATCATCGAGCCGCCGGAATCCGAGATATAGACATCGACAATGCAGCCGCCCGGCAGCGTGTGGGTGATGTCCACATCGCCAAACTCCGCACCTGTTGCCGCCGCACTGGTCAGTTTGAAATGCCCTGCCGTGCCGCCTGTAGTGCCGGGGCCGATAACGAACGGGTCAGCAGCCAAGTCTGCTTCAAGCGGCGCGCGGAGATCGCCATAGCCGCGGGATTGGTAGGAATCGCCCGGCACATGCGTTCCTGATGTGGCGACAAATGACCCGCCAGAAGCCCCGTGGAGGCCGTCAGGGGGTGTGCCTTCCTCCGCTGCGCCGTAGTATTGCGTCGAACCTCCCGATACCATGTAGGACAGCATGGGAAGGCCGCGCGCGCTAGTGAGAACCGCCGCGCCGTATTGGGTGATCGATGTTCCTGGGTAGACCATCGAGTTGATGCCCTGGTAAGGCCGGTTGGTGTTGTCCGCGAACACCCCGTAAAACTCATTGGCGAATGCCGGGGTGAACAACTGCCCGCCCGTGAATAGGAGCGTGGTGAGCCGGTCCTGCGGGTTCTGCGTGACCGTCGAATGGGCACTGATAAGCGAGAACGCTTTAGGGCAATCCGATGTGGCGCTATTCCCGATGATGCCGAAAGCCTGATACCCGCCCGCACAGTTGATGCGGTGGGCATAGAAGCCAGCGGCAGGCTTGTCCTTATCCAACTGGATGCCGTCAGGATGCAACCGGGCCCGTTGTGGGGACTGCTGCCAGCCCATGACCACGCATGTTGCCGCCGACACGTCGAAGTCATTGACCCCACCGGGATTGCCTGCGGTGTATGCAGGGCGGGCCGATGTGTCGTTGAAATTGACCGTCACGGTTGAACCGACCACACTGACGATGGTCAGGTTCTGGTTGAGGTCGTAATTCTGCCTGTTCGATCCACGATAGGACGATCCATAAACCACAAGCTGCTGCACGCCACCCAAAGCGGAAAGCGCAATGCCTGACAGCGGAGTGCCGGAAATGGTTATAGTGGCCTGCGTGGCCGATATCATCTGCGCGGCGGTTATCGCGATGGTGTTGATGCGGGAATCAGAACTGCTGACGGTTTCCGCGAGGTTGTTGCCGCCGGTCCCGACCAGTTCGATGTCCTGAAACACAAACGTTGGTCCAGGTGATACACCCGTGTTGCCGCCGACTGTGAACAGGTCTTGCGGTGATTTGCCGTAGGCGTTGATTAGGCAGCCCTCGACATACCCGATGGTGGCCATATTATAGTAATCAAACTCAACCGTCCGGCAGTCAGTCGCCGCCAGAAGCAAACACCGCCCGCCGGTCAGTTTGAGGACCGAGCGTGTCGTGATCGAACCAGAGATTGCGTTAACAGCAAGGATGTCCTGCCGCGCATCGACCTTGGCCGGGTTCCAGTTGGAATTGCTCAACTTCGATAAGACGCCTGTGCCGGGCCGCGCATCGTTGCGGGTTGCGCCCAATTCAAGCGGGTTGATCAGGTTCGGCGGGGCATAGCGATGTTTGGTTGTGCTGGTCCACTCAGGTGTGCCGAAGAAGGCAGGTGTAAGCTCTGCCGACACCGTGACCGTGTTCGATGCCGCCGAGGT